GCCTTCGTCTATTGTGACTATGTACGGAAGTTTAATTCCTGTTTCACTGTCATCTATCGGATGCCTGTTTTCAAAGCCGGGTAAGTCTAGGTTTGTGTGTATTTCTAGTATGGTGCAGTCTAAAGCGTCTGAAGTTTTTTCTATCCCAGAAAGCTCTCTTTGTTTGTCTAAGATTTCATCATCAGATTCGTAAGGGCTTAACTCAACGTCACGATAAAATCCCATTGCTTGAGATTTACGAACATCATTTTCATCCATTCTTATAACATGTGTTATTCGAGAAGCAGACGCTAGATCAGACGCATTGTATGGCACAACTAAGTCATCCGCCGGAACAAACCGGGCTACAGCCCTGTCTAAAATGTCATCAAAGTAAACTTTTTTAAAAGCGCTTCCCGCAATAGGAAGATTAAACAAAAGACGATCCATTTCTGGATCATATTCTTCCATCACAGTTGTTATTTGGTAGTTCATAAACTCACTGACGCGCTGTGACTGTTTTTCAACTTCTGGGTTTGTTGCACCAATAATTTGAGTTCGCACAGGTCCAGAGCTTGGCAAAAGTTCTTTATATGCTTGCGCTTGAAACTGAGTAATCGCCTCTGCTATCAAAGGGTGTGTTACACCACTAGAACCCCTAAAGGGTTGGTCCCTTTCTTCGTATTTAATACCTAACAGCTCTAAGCCGTTAACATAAGCATCTTCCCAATCTTTCCTGCCAGACCTGTCTTCTTCATACTGCCCTGTTAATTCACTAGCAATATCCATCAATTCTCGCTCATCAATTAATTCGGCTAAATTAGAATCGTGCTCCGCGAAAAGAGCTTCTTTAAATCTTTTTTGTTCTTCATAGCTAAGAACTACCGAACCATCTTCTTGCTCCTCCATTTCAGGAGATTCATCCATCTCTTCAATTTCAATATCTATCTCTGTGTCATCCATACCCTGAAAAGAGCTGCCGCTAGAGGGCATTACCCCATCAATTAAAGAAGTAGGTTCGTTCGCCATTTAAAAATCCTTCTTACTGTCCGTCTTGATTAGGGGGCAGCATTTTTGCTTTTCCCACGTTAAGCGCCATTAACTCAATCACTTTATATAACTTTCCGAGTAGCTCGTCATCTTTTGGGGTTGAAGTCATGGAAGCAATAAAAGAAGCCGCGCATACAACCCCTGCTACAATTCCAGCCATTTCCGCTAAAAAATCAAACATATCTTACTCCTTATCGTAGTCTCTATAAAATTTAACTATAGCAATAATGTTACTAGTGTACCTTTTTATTTCAGCCATGTTCATAGCTAAGTTTTCATATTGTTTTGTTGTTAGGGCGTAGTACGGCTTTGCAGGGGCATTGCCTTCTTTTATTAAGGCCAAATACTCGCCCATTAAAGTTGGGGTCAGTACTTCAAACGCTACGTCCGTAAGTTGCATCTCCATTGGCAATGGCGGGTGATACATCGGCGGTCGCTCTGCTATGGTTTTTACTTCCACGGGCTTTACAGGCTGCATCATTGAGCAGCCACTTAGCAAAGCTAGGCTAACCGCGAACAGAAGCAGGTGCATCTGGAACCTCTACTGGGTCAGATGTTTCACGTGGAACATCTTCTTTAGGGTCAAACTGGTTGGGGTCCGTTAACTGGATTAATTGAGCTTTAAGCTTCTTCGTTCCATTGTTAACTCTTGATTCGATTAACTTTGGCTTGGCTAAAGCTAGGCTGTTCATGTCGTGCTTGGAAAACTTGTCTCTAAGTGTCCCTACTTGCCGTAAAGCCTCGTTTTTCTCTGATTCTAAGCTGTTTAGCTGAAAGCTTATCTGTTCTTGCTTTTGTAGGTAAGCATCGATAGAGTCATTCTGTTCTTGGATCTTGCTCTCAAGAATAACCTGGTTACCTTTAAGCACAGCCATTTGATTATTAAGGTATTTTATATAACTAGCCGAACCTGCAAGGGATGCTAGCAATAAAGCGCCTAATATTATAGCTAACTTAAAACCCATAAGTATAAACCTTTAACGGCTGTTCTTTGCCCTTAACACTAATGTTAGCAACAAAGTCTAAACTATATTTGCAAGTATTGGCAGTAGATTCTCCAATCAGTATATNAACTTGCTGTTCTTTAGTGGCTGATTCTANCCTTGCTGCGGTATTTACCGCGTCCCCTATCGCAGTATAATCAAACCTTTGCTCACTTCCCATGTTGCCAATAACAGCTTCCCCGGTATTGACCCCAATACCTATAGCAATTGATGGTAGACCTTCTTTAACGAGTTCTATATTAAGGAGCTCCATGTTTTTAACAATTTCTAAGGCGCATTCAACGGCTTTATTTTCATGTTCTTCTTGATCAAGTGGTGCGTTAAATATAGCCATCATTGCATCACCTATATACTTATCAACCATGCCTTCGTATTTCTGCACGGCTTTCTGTTGGGCAGTTAAGGCTTTATTCATTATGTACGTGACTTGCTCTGGTGGCAGAGTCTCCGATAAAGAAGTAAACCCGCGAACATCGGTAAACAAGAATGTTGCGTATCGCTTTTCTCCGCCTAGTCTAAGCAGCTCTGGGTTTTTCTGAAGCTGCTTTACTTGCCTAGGATCTAAGTAATGCTCAAACTGCTTCTTTATCTGCTGTCTAAGTTTAAATTGTTTTCTAAAGTTAAGATAGAAAGCGACACTTGTAGCTATAAACTGAGCAATTAACGCCCAGGTAACATCAATGAGTACTCCTTTATTTATTAGATAAAAACCCGCTGAACATGTTAAAGCCATACAGAAAATAGCAGTTATTACCCCCCAGGTAACTCCAAGTAAGTGAATGGCTAACCAAACTGTAATTACAGTTATTACATATGCGAAAGCTTCAACCGCTAATGCATAGTCTGGGATATATGGGCTGTTCTCTTGCAGAATACTTTCGGCTAATGCAGCCTGGATGTAATGTGGCTCTAGTAACCCAACAGGAGTTGCCAATTGAGGCATAACTCCGGCAGCGGTTACACCAACAAAGACAAAGCGGCCCTCAACATCCATCTCGGCTAAGGATGTTTCATGCGGGGCAATCCAAGAAACCCATTTGCGTCCCAGAGAATCAACTTTAACCGGAGGAAGGCCTTTGACTCGTATTTCTTCTATTCCGTTCTGATTAGTCTTAATGACATAGGTATCAGCACCCGCTAAAGACTTTAGGACCTGTGTTCCAAATGCCGCTAGCCATCCATCCGGGGTCTGGTACAAAAGAGGTATGCGGCGCACTAAATTGTCTACATCAACAGGCGCACTGGCGATACCTTGTTCTGTCCACTGTGAGTTTTTTAATACCAGTATGTTTTGAGTTGTTCCTTTTGCAATATAGCCACCTGTTCCGTCCCCCAGTATTACCGTTCCTACGGTATCCGGGTATTCTCCGTTGTCGTTTTCAAACAAGGGCAGTACAGTTCTTGAGTAATTCATAGAAGCAGCAAAATCAGCATCTCCGCCTAATCTGTCTGCGTGAGGAAACGCAATAACCCAACCCACGCCAATTGCGCCCTGCGCTATAAGTTTGTTCTGTATCTCTGCTAACCTTGCTCTTGGTAAAGGATAGCCACCTTCACGGTCTACGTCTTCTTCAGTTATATTTAGTACAGCAAAATAGTTAGACGATACTCCTTTTGGAACAAAAGCATCAAAAGTCTTTAGCTTTAAGATCTGATAAGCATTAAACTGGAATAATAAAGGTAGGCTTAAAACAACCAACAGTAACAACAGCTTTTTCATGAACCTTGAAGTATCCTTATGGTTGAGTCTGAGCCGCCGTTTACTTTAACTATTCTTTCCACACCTTCTTGCATCAGTATCACAGTGTAAGCGTTGCTTGCTTCTACATCTAGTCGAACACTATGTCCTACAAACCTACGTAAACTAACTATCTGCCCAGTAATAAGTGTAGTTATCTGCGTGTCTTTATCCTGCCCTAATTCTGTGCCTGTAATTGTAGTACTTGTCGCTTGCTTTAACCTGTCTTCTTCTTTTGCAATTCCTAGAGCATCAAGGATGTTAAGCATGTCTTCTAAGAAGTTAACGTCAAGATAGTTGATGTCTAGCTCTGAGAATTCAAACTCTGGGTCTTCTTCTAGGAAGTCATCAGCTAAAAAGTCTACATCTAAGCCTGAAAAGTCTAAATACGGGTTGGCTTTTACGACTGTCTGCACTTCTTCTACAAGTTCGACGCTTTTAGGCGGAGTTACGATCAACATGTTGTCAATCATATTTAATGTTAGGTTAAGTATCGCAGGGCTAGAGGGAGCCTGTTCAAACATAGCAACCGTTGTAGCTTGATAGGGCTTGTTCAAAGTAACGCTGCCCATACCAGTAGACACTACAATCTCGCCAGAGGATATACCGTTTGCATCAGGTAATAAGATAATAAGACTTTTACCAAACTCATCCACCGTGCAAGTAAAGTCTGTACCACGTATGGCTATATTAGCAGTAGGTGTGGATAGTGTGATGTTGCGTTTGTCTATCTTACCTAACTGCCCTGTAATAAAACGGGCTGTGCCACTGGCAAACTTAATCGTCATTTTAGATTTGCTGGGGTTGGGGTCGTAGATATACTCGTCTATAATAAGTTCACTATGATGTTCAGTTAGTTTGACGCGGCTGTCATCCTCAAAGGTTATAGCAATTCGACCGTTAGATGTCTGCACGTTATCAAGCGACTGAATACCTAGGTCAAGTTCAGCCCCTAACTCTTTGTCTCTAACAACTTTTGCGTAGCCGTTTAGTTCCGATATTGAACCAATATCAGCAGCCTGTAGATGTTCCTTGGTCGTTTTGGTCAACACAAAAAGTACCATTAGAACCGTTGCTAGTAATTTTAACCCAATCATTATTTAGTGTGCTCGCTTGTGTAATATTAAGTGTTCTTGAACCACCTGTATGATCTAGCCACATATAACCACCTGAACTAGCGTTAACACCTGTGCCAGTATATGTGATTGTGTTATCGGAACCGTCAATATCCATATAGTTGGTAGCTTGGTCAATATTGATACTGGAAGTAATTGTGTTGTTTGATCCTTGTATGATCCAATCAAGGTCTAATGTCCCTGCTGCTGCGGTGGTTGCTTGGTTTAAAGTAAGTGTGTTTGACGCACCCGTGACAGCAATATTAACATTACTGGAATCTGCACCATATGTGTTGGTTGTGTCTGTAGCTACGTTCATGACGTTAGAGTTACCCGTAAATTGAAAAAACCCAGTGTAACTATCAGCCGTGATGTCACCTTTCCACAAGTTACTTGCACCTATTTGATTTATATCTAGCGTGTTGGTCGTGCCAATAAAATCAAAGTCAGCCAGTGTTCCGGGTACAGAACCAACGCCACCAATAAGGTTACTTCCACCCTGCTGCTCCAAATCGATGGATGCTGTAGCACCTGACTGATCCATCCAGATTTCGTTATCAGCAGCCAATACTTTCTGGCTTATAAATATAATAATCAAAGCCCAGCCGACAATAAAAACAGCTAACGCAACATAATGTCCATTGTGTTTAATCCACTTTAACATGCCAAAACTCCTTAGCGAGTCCGTCGTTAATAGTTTGCAATACCGCCGTTTCGATTGCTGCTTGGAGTGCAATGTTTATTGACTCATTTTGCACTGAACCGTTTTCTATCTCTATTAACTCTGTCCCATTTGCTACAAATTTAAAAACATCTTCGTTATATGCTACACTAAGTACGGTCTTTGTGACTAAAACTTCTAACAGCACTCGTCCCGTCAATACTGATATTGTACGTAAAGATACTGAAAGCGTATCTCTCCTATAGCTTTTAGACAAGCCGATGCCTAAGTATCTAGCTCCAACACCACCAGAGGTTACGTTACTTTCGTAACCTACTACGCTACCTTGCATCAGTAACCCCGCGAAAAGTAAGGGTTTTAGCTTTTGTTCTTCTTTGAAATCTTGTCTAGCAGACCTTATAATTTGCCGCTCTTTCGCAAGATGTTCTAACCCTACTCGGTCTACAACGTCAAAGAAGCCT